ACTCAACCTTGAGAGAGTGTCTCACTTGATCAAGGAACTTCGCATCGATGGTAACGATGTTTATGGTAAAGCAAAAATCCTTGACACTCCCTATGGTAAGATTGTAAAAAACCTTATCTCTGAGGGTGTGAAGATTGGTGTTTCTTCCCGTGGTATGGGATCACTGAAACAAAACAGTAGTGGTGTCAACGAAGTCCAAGATGACTTTAGCCTTTCGGCAGTTGATATCGTCGCTGACCCTTCTGCTCCCGACGCATTTGTTGAAGGAATCATGGAAGGTAAAGAGTGGGTGTGGGAAAACGGTATTCTCACCGCTCGTCGTATCGAGTCTTACAAAAAGCACATCAAAAGTGCAACTAAGACCAACTTAGAGGAAGCAAAGTTGTACGCTTTCGCGGATTTCCTCTCAAATCTAATCAAAGATAAATAAGAGAAGACCAAGGAGAGTAACATGAGTCTTAAATCTGCTCTAGAAACTGCGAAGGAAATCCTCGAACAAGCAACCACCGAAGATGTAACCATCGAAGAAGGTATGCACGACAAGAAGAACGGCGAGACTGAAGCCCCCGGTTTGAAGGGTGGTGCGATGTCCGCCGATGGTATTTCACCCGAGGCAATCAAGCCGACCGACAAAAAGGCAAAGAAGCCCACTATGCAATCGACTGATGCAGGTGCAGAGGAAGAAGACATGCATGGTGGTGAGGAAGAAGATATGCACGCCATGACTCCCGGTGAAGAGGAGTACGAGTACGAAATGGAAGGCGATGCAGAGGAAGAGGAGATGGAGGATGGAATCGAAACCATCAAGAAAATGTCTCCCAGTGCCGGTATGAAAGAACACCTTGGCAAACTTTTCTCTGGCGAAGAACTCTCCGAAGACTTTAAAGAGAAAGCATCAACTGTTTTTGAAGCCGCTGTCACTATGCGAGTTGACGAACTTCGCTCCGAACTCCACGAAGAGTTTGACGGTCAACTCGAAGAAGCAAAAGCAGAAATGGCTGAGAAACTTGACCAATACCTCACCTACGTTGTTGAGAACTGGATGAAGGAAAACGAAGTCGCCATCGAAGCCGGTATTAAGACTGACGTTACCGAGTCCTTTATGGGTGGTTTGAAAGAACTGTTCGAAACTCACTACGTCACGATGCCCGAAGAGTCATATGATCTTATCGAAGGTTTGAACGATAAGATTGATGATCTCGAAGATAAACTTAACGAGTCTACCGAAAAGAACATTGAACTTTCTCAAGGTTTGGTCAAGGCTCAGTGTGAAGCACTCTATGAAGCCGCCGCCAAGGACATGACTCAATCTGATGAGTCAAGATTCCGTGGTTTGGTCGAGTCTCTTGACTTCGACGGCGTTGAGGACTTCAACGACAAACTTTCAACTTTGAAGGAAAACTTCTTTGATGTTGAAGAAACTCAAGTAACCCCTCTCGTTGAGGAGTTTGCTTCATCGGAAGAAGAAGCATTGGATGAATCTATTGAACTTACCCCGTCAATGGAAGCGTACGCAAAAGCACTTTCACGGTCGGCATCCGTTCATAACGCTACTACCCTTAAGGACTAAGACAAGAAAGGAAAGTCAAATGTCTGATAACCTCCTCGTAGAAAATCTACGACAAAAGTGGCAGCCGGTCATTGAACACGCCGACATGCCAGCCATCAAGGATGACTATCGCAAGAACATTACTGCGATCATGCTTGAAAACCAAGAAAAGGCTTTGAGAGAAGCCGAAATCGCTAACCACTCGGGTGTTGATTCCGTCTTCGGTGACACCTCCGGTACGTTCAACAGCGTTGCAGGTTTCAACCCTGTTCTTATCTCGCTCGTTCGTCGTGCCATGCCTAACTTGATCGCATACGATGTCTGTGGTGTCCAGCCTATGTCTGGTCCCACCGGCTTGATCTTTGCGATGAAGGCTAAGTTTGGTAATCACGGATCTGCCGAAGCACTCTTCGACGAAGCCCCAACCGGATTCGGTGCAACCGTTGGCTTTAACGGTACGCAAGACGGTGTTGGATTCCCAACCGCTGGTGGAACTGGTGACCCTCTGGGTAGATTCGACGGTCGTACGGGTGATGAAATTCTCCTCGGTTCTGACGGTCCTACTCAGGGCGGTGCAACGTTCTCTGTTGGTGGCGCACCATCGTCCGTGTTCGAGGACAACTCTGACACCTTTAACGACATGTCGTTCGTTATTGACCGTCAGTCCGTTGTTGCTAAGACCCGTGCGTTGAAGGCTGAATACACCTCCGAACTCGCTCAGGATCTCAAGGCTGTTCACGGTCTGGATGCTGAAACCGAATTGGCTAACATTCTCTCGGCTGAGATCCTTGCTGAAATCAACCGTGAGGTCATTCGTTCGATCTACACCAACGCGAAACTTGGTTGTCAGCAAATGGACTTGCGATTCAAGGCTGGCGGTATTACTGGTGCATTCGGTTTTGATACCAGCAACCAGCCCCGTGGCGGCATCTATGACGTTGAAAACGACTCTGACGGTCGTTGGTCTGCCGAGAAGTTCCGTGGTTTGATGTTCCAAATCGACCGCGAAGCCAACTTGATCGCTAAGGAAACTCGTCGTGGTAAAGGTAACTTTATTATCTGCACCTCTGACGTTGCCTCGGCTCTCTCGATGTCTGGCTTCTTGAACTTGACCCCATCGCCAAGTGGCTACGACTTGAACGTTGACGATACTGGTAACACCTTTGTCGGCACGCTCAACGGTAAGATGAAGGTCTACATTGACCCATACTCCATCTCCGGTCGTGACTATGTGACCGTTGGTTACAGAGGTTCTAGCCCATATGACGCTGGTATGTTCTACTGCCCATACGTTCCGTTGCAAATGGTTCGTGCAGTGTCGGAAACCACCTTCCAGCCCAAGATTGGCTTCAAGACTCGATATGGTTTGGTTAACAACCCATATGTGTCTGGTGGTGGAACCAACCGTTCCGATCCGCACAGTGCAAACGCAGAGCGGGCTAACCAATACTACAGAATCTTCCGTATTCTTAACCTGCACGGTGGTGCGAGTACGGCTCGATCCTCCTGATTCTGAGTAAAAACTAAATACGCAAGATAGGGGAGTCGAAAGACTCCCTTATCTTTTTACACCTACATACAAAAGAGGAACTTATGTCAAAGTTTGATTTTGGAACAAGTCCAACACGCGGCGGCGGTGGTGGTTTAGACGACACCAACGGTGGAGTTGATGGTGGTGGTATTCGTTCTCCCATCATTCCTGATTTTACCTCTGGCGGTAATGTTGTTGGCGGTCCTCCGAGCAACGTCACTCCCGGTGGTTTCATTACTATTCTCAACCCCTCCAACCCTATTCCAGAGATCACTTTCAGTGGTGGATTAGTTGATAACAACCCATTCGATATTGATTTTGGTCCCGGTGGACCCGCTCCTCCTCCACCTCCGCCTCCCGGCGGCGGCGGCGGTATCGAAAATGAAACTCCCACTATTATCGTTAATCCCACAACAGGCATCGATGATGGTGGTGATGGCTCGCCTCCAAATCCTCCACCACCTCCACCTCCGCCCCCTCCTCCT